CAATTCTGGCATCCTCGGAGCCTGCTGCGGGGTTCATAATCTGGATTGCGATGTAACCATAGTCGAAAGCTGCTGGGGTAGAGTTCATACCTCGCCCTGTAAGTCTTACTAAAGTATCGTAGGTTGTCGGGCTAGCCGATACTACCGAACCTATAAATGCCGGGCCACCGGCCCCATCCTGGGTAGACTGCATTACTAAACTGGGCCAACCGCCAGTAGTATTTATTTGCAGCCCACCACTACCAGCATCAAAGACCTGTCCATTGAGGGTTAGAGTACCACCAAGAGTAACTGCTGGTAAGGTCAAACCAGTGGTAGCTATAGTTCCATTGATAGTTGGTGAGGTTAGAGTTAATCCGGCTAAAGTCGCTGACCAAGATGGAATTCCTCCTGAAACAACCAAGACAGCATTGGTAGACCCTATCCCCAACCTGGTTAGTTGCGTTGTTGAAGAGGCATAGATTAAATCACCCGTAGCCTGACTATTAAGAACATGGAGTCCGACCGCCTCAAACTCTGCTTGAGTGAGGACTGTCCCCGCACTTGCATGAATTAGTTCATTGCTCAATTAAGCACCTCCGGCATAAGCTCCGCCAAACCTGAGTCGTTGGCTTCTATCAATCCCTTTTCTAATCATGTCTACAAATCTATTCATAGTATCTTCCCGGTCAAAGAATACGGGTTGGGTAAAGTTGATAACAATACTGCCCATAGATTCATTAGCTGGTATGATTGTTTCTCCACCATGAACAGTTGCTAATACTGGTTGCCCAATAGCCCCTGGAACTACACCACCAGTAGCAAATTCGCCAGCATAAGAAGGAGATTTAGGTGTGCTGGTTTTACTTTCACCTCCGCCACTACTAGAATACTCATCTATATGATGAGTTACTATTTCAATATCATATCTCTTTTGTAGATTATCATAGGCTAGATTTATTTCTTTAACCTGAGTATTAGCACGTTCTAATTGGTCGGCTAAAAACTTAATATCGGCATTTTCGGCTTTCTCTATTCTTATAAGTTCAGCACCTAGCTTCATATTTTCGGCTGAGATTTTAGCGGTTCTTTCTTCTTCAATACGTGCTAATTCATTGATAAGGTCAGTGTCCGCAGCCGTAGCTAGATTTTTGTAGTTTTCTAGTTCAGCTTCATATTTAGTTTTAAGACTAGCTAGAGCAGCATCTTCTTCGGCTTGGATTTGTTCTTTACGAGATTCTGCCCGTTCTCTGGCTTCTTCTATCTGGTCTCTTAAAGCGTTCTTTTCTTCATTACGAGTTCTTAGAAGTTCATTGCGGGCTACTTCGGTTTCGTATTTCTTCCATGCTTCGTATGCCTTGGCTGCATCTTCATCATTCTCGGCAGATTCATAAGTTGCTTTTAGTTCAGCTAATCTCTTGGCTTCTTCTGACCTTGTAATGGCAAGTTCTTCTCTTGCTGTTTGCTGGTCAATGGCATCTATTTCTTGTTGTAATGCCTTAACTTGAGCATCAGTTTCCGCATTTAAGACTCTTAATCTTTCGCTATAAAGGTCTTTAACTTGCTGCATTTCAGAATTATATCTATCTTTAGCAGCGGCTTCTTCTCGTTTATAAAGTTCCTTTAACTCAGAGGTAGCCCGTTTGGCTGCATCTATTTTAGTTTCGGAAACATCTTTAGCAGCTTCGCCTATACCATATTCTTTATTGATAGCTTCGACAGCAGCATCGTAAGCCTTTTTAGATTCTGCCCTTTGTTTATCATAAGAGGCTTGTATTTCAGAGGCTTGCTTATCAAATTCCTCTGTAACCGTTTTGGTTAATTCCTTGAGGTTCTTTTGTGTTTCCTTAATATCACGAGCAACTTTATCCTTTGCTATCATATCGGCAATAGAATCACGGGCGGATTTTATCTTATCGCCTATACCTGGAATCCATCCCAGAAACTTCTCTAGGTAACCCAGCATAGCTTCAACACCTGTTAGAACGGCATTTTTCATAGTTGCCCAAACATTAGAAAAGAAAGCAGATACCTTATCCCAGTTCTGCCATAAGAGAATACCAGCAGCAACTAAAAGCCCTATGCCTGCTATGATAGCCCCCCAGGGAGAAGCGGTAAAAACTAACTGTAATGAAATCCATGCAGCCTTTATTTTAGGAGCTAGAATTAAAATCCCTCCTGCAATAGTCAAGAAGATACCTAAAGCACCCGCCACCAACGTAATTTGTTTAGCAAGTTCGGGGTGTTCTTTTATCCAACCGACAATATTACTTACAATATCTTTAATCCTTATTACCATATCGCTGAACACTGGCAATAAATTACTGCCTATTCCGTCAGCTAAATCTTTAATTGAAGCCTTAAATGCCTCAAACATTTCCTTAGCGGTCATGGTATTTTGTGATGTTTTATCAAGACTAGCTTGCCCTTGTTCTAATACAGCGTTAAGTAATGCTTGCTTTTTCTCATCTTCAGTGAGAGCTTCAGCAGTTTTACCTAGTGAATTTGCATACTCTTCATTAGCAGTTTCTAAGCTTACGATGATACCTAGGTTATCAAGAATCATCCGTGAACCCCTGCCAATACCAGTTACGATGTCATTAAAAGCCTGAGTAGTAGTAAGCCCCATTGCCCTAGCCCTATCACGGGCAACTTCCATTAAAGAACTAAACGCTTTAGAGTTTTTGGCTACACCCAAAACCATAGCTTTGTTAGCGGAGAGCATTAAATCATATTCTGCGATAGTTCCCTTTGAGGCATCCTTTAGAGATTTTAGTAATTCTTCAGCCGATTGCCCTGCGCCAGAAGCTAAATTTTCAAAGGCAATTCTAACCGATTGTGACTCCATAGCAGATTTAACCATCAACCCAAAAGCAGCAGTTATAACTGCCCCTGCTGCTGCCATAGCCATGCCAACCTTCTGTATTGAATCCTTCATCCTTTTGGAAGAGGCTTCTGTTTGCTTTTCAGCATCAGATAAACCGCTTTTAAGTCCAGCAGCATCAGTCTTTACTTTGACAATTAATTCTTGAAGCGTCTCAGCCAATTTATATTCCTTTTAAGATTTCTATAATTCCGTATACCCCGCCGCCGATACTAGACATCATAACAGCGATACAAATCCACATTTTATTAATGGCCCTAGTATTACGTTCTACTTGTTTAGCTATACCAGGATGCCCATTAGTACCAAGTAGAACAGTATGGACTTCGGTTAATAAATCATGGTCGGTTTTATCTGTCATACTATACCTCCTAGCTCAAAGCCATAATCTCACTGATAGTTGAAGATATAGAACTCATTTCTTTAAGAGTGATTAAATGCCCTACTTTATCTATGTCTAAATTGGGCTGTTCTTCTTTTAAGAGTGCATAGATTAGACTCCGCATGGTAGTCATAGTTTCATTTTCTAGTTTAGTCTGAAGCCTACCAAGCCCAAACCCCATTGTCTTTTCTATATTAGCAAGCGTAGTCATGTCTATTGGGGGGAGTTTGTATTCCTTACCATCTGCTAGTTTGATTGACTTTGGTTTTTCTTCAACTAAGATGTTTACTTCATTCTCCATTGTTTACTCCTTTTAATTGTTACAAAGTGTATACATTTGTATATATCTGCCAACGAATAGTAACAAACATTTTGCAACACGTTGCACAATCTATTTACTCGGTAAAATAATCCCTTTCTGTTTAGCTAGTATTTCTACATTGGTATCTGGACGTTTACCTTCACGTGTTGGAGGTTCACCCGATAGAAAGTCTTTAGCCGTTAGTGCTTTATGCCCTGGCTTTTGAGGGATGGTGTTATAGATTGCTGCTAGTATTGAAGCTACGGAGTGCATTTTGCGATACTCATCTACACTCTCTTGAAAATAAACCTCTTTAATGATAGCGTTTAACTGGTCTGGTTTTAGTTTGCCAATCTCGCTTCTCGTTAAAGAGGTCTTGCGAAGCAGATAACAAATAGCTTCAGTATTCACCCTTAATCCACCTGATTTCTATCGGGGCATACAATCTTCTATCTATGGTCGCACAATCGGGGAAGTCTATTGCCACATTACCAGCATCTATCAATATTAGGTTGTCCAACATAGTTTGGTAGAACTCAACATAAAAGACATTCTCTTTCACGGGTTCAACTAACCAGTAACTCCTGGCGGATATATTCTTGTGAGGCTTATATATTTTCATACTGTCTACGGTGGTATAGTCTAAAATGACATGACTTTCCCAATCGTAAACGCCAGCGACCTGTTTGCCCTCTTGGTAGAGAACGCCTATCTGCCCCTCAAGATTAAGCATTATCTACCTATGTTGAAGCCACAGTTAAGTTTCCTGTGCCCTGATAATCGTATGAATAACTAACAATGCCATCATGCCCAACTGAAGGATGCACTCCAGTTATAATCATATTCCCTAACCACATCTGGGTAGTTGTAGCACTTTCTGCTAGTTCAATCCCATAGATTTCACCGATGGATAAAGGAATACCTTCTTTATAACCCGCAAATGACCCCGACCATCCTGACCCGCCTACAATATAAGCCTTTACTCCAGCGTTGGCAAAGTCTGTAGTCTCTAAGGCATCTGAGGTATAATCTAAACTCCATGTATTTATACCAGCAATGGTTTTGGCTGCTTGTATGTCATCAAGGTAAATAATATCACCATCTGCACCATTAGCATTTGATTCCAACCCTATGATAGTCCCAGCCGTTGTCCCTGAAAATGGACTTCCACTAACTACAGTGCAATGGCAATATTTCCAAGTAGTCGCTGTCAAGGCTGGTATATCCACCAAGGTCGTAGGGCTTGCCCCAGCAGCAGTAGTTCCCAAACCTATACGGTAGTCAGCTGCTAAAGTTGTAGGCACAGAATATGCCCAACAAAGGATATGAGTATAGGTAGATACATCTCTAGCTGCTGCCATTGTTTCATACATCACAATATCACCAGGGGCTATCGCAGCACCTAAAGTGCATTTAGCACTACCATCTCCTACCTTTTTGATAGTCGTTTCTCCTTCTGCTGTGCCGTTTGTGCCCGAAGTCCAACTATCCTCGCAATCTTCCAAAAGATAATTGCCAATATAAACCGAACCGCTCTTACCTGCTAAATGACTCATTTTATTCCTCCAATTTCCCTCGTTTATTATAATTAGACATTAAAATTCTATCAGTCTCATTCAAAAGTTTAGCTTCTGGTGTTATTGCTGCCCCTTTATGCCTTCTATTTTGGAATTTAATGGCTAATTCCGCTTGAGGGTATTTTATTTGCAAATAAGGGATAATCATATTTAAGAACTCAAATGCCTTTTTGGCTCTGATTTCCCATCTCCAAATTGGTTTGGCATTTTCGTTTTGCTGTGTTCCTAAACAAATACTTCCCCCAAAGTTCATTTTTAGAAATTGTATTAGCCATTCATTTGTATTACCTATACCAACATGGACTGTATAGTAAGATACACTGGAATTACTAACGCTTTTATGTAATCCAATATTCCCTTCACCGTCAACAAGCCCTGCCACATAAGCTAACAATGTCTTACCTTTCAGCCCATGTGCCATAAAGCACCTCCATTCAATTTAGTAAATGAATCTACCCTTATCCTGCTGGTGGAGTTAGTGCAGCGATTCCCACAAAGTCATAGGATACAGATACTATACCGTCATGGGATGCTGAAGAATGAACACCTGTAATAATTGCGCTCCCAGTCCAGTAATAGGTAGCATCTTCATAGAGACTTAAAGTTACAGGGGATGCAGCGTCAGCCGTCAAAATCTGTTCCACGCCTTCCTTATATCCCTCAAAACTTCCCGACCAACCTTTGCCTCCGACAATGTAGGATTTCACTCCAGCATCAGCAAAGTCAGTTGTCTCTAGGGCATCAGATGTATAATCTAATGTCCACGATTTGATTCCCGATACTGCAGTTCCCGTGCTAACATATCCTGATTTACCACTTAAATGTGCCATTTGTTACCTCCTATTGTGTTTATGTTAAGTTGAGACGCACTACAATCAAAATCTAGGCGTCTGAAAAGTGAAAGTAATAGTAATCTATGTCTTGTCTAACCAGACCCTATACCTTAAAGAGATTTGGAATATATTAGTTTCTGAATCCCAAACTGGTGAACTGATAAATTCTCGAACGCATTTCATTGAAGTGTATCCATTGACAGAAATTGTCTTATCATCTAAACTATCCATAACCTCATCGGCAATTTCCGCAAGGTCGGCTGTTGATTTATCACTAAAAACATTAACCCAGAATGTGAGGTTCTCGATAGCCTCGAAGTCTGCGAATGTCCCGATAGGACTTTCAGTAAGTAAACCGAATGTTACATAAGGGGTTGTGTCACCTTGTTTTGCCTTCACTTGATAAGTTTTTGAGTCGTAACAGGTGAAGGTTGCCGTTCCGTCTGTGGTTGTAGCTCCATTAGTAGTTGTCCATGTAGGCTCTACTGAAGCGTGACTAGTTCCGGCTGTGGTACATTTGTATGAGTGGCTTGCATAGGTTGTCGGTTTAACTACATCACCCACAGCATAGACTGTATTTCTAGCCGATGTTTCAGGCCAGAGCTTTAAGAGATTATAAAAACCGACATTCACAGCACTAGCGAAAGCCATTAATCTAACTCCAATAAAGTCAGTTCCAAGTGATGATTAGAATTGCTAGGATTAACTATTCCTTTTATCTGAAAATACCTGGTAGAGTCTGAATTTCTAATCCTGTCATCTTCTGTTAGGCTAGAGATAAAGTCACAGAATAGCTTATGCGAAGCGTAAACAGTGAGTTTATCAGCACTCATTCTTTCAGCTACAGGTAAACTTGAAAGCCTACCCCTGAAAGCAGTACCATCAGTCCATGACTCGGTTACACCGCCTTGACCATCATCTACCTCTGTTAAGGTCTGAGGGTAAAAGGTTTCTATTAGAAGTCCGCTAGATATTCCCATTAAAATATTTCCTTAAAAAGACTTGACAAATTAGAATAAGTGGTTTATAATATTACTAGAGGATAAAGAAATGAATTGTTATCATTGTGGTAGAAGTATTAAGCACCCCTATTATTTTAAGGGCAATCCTTTAGGCGTTGAGTGCTGGAAGAAAATCGCCCTTCCTCTTATTTTAGCCGATAAAGAAGTCTATCATGCTCAGATTGAGGCTGAGAAATATCTTGAAAGTTGGTGTGATATTCAAGTATTGAAATTGAAGGATATATCAAAGATTACAAATTCATTCAAGTTAGAATTTATTCCTTCTGTTATTGCTCAATTTAATGACAAGGGCTTTGTATCACCCAATCAATCAAGGATTATTACTGGTATGTTTAATTCAAAAGATTGGAAGAATCTATGGCGTATTAGAGTTGAAGCTGAACTAAATGATAAACAAAATCTTATTGATACAGGCTTAATGAAGGAAAGTGATTTCTAAAGATTCTGCAACGCATTGCACGATGTTAAGGAGTAAAGAAGATGAGATACAATCATAAGCCAAAACTAGACCCAGAAATGAAGCCGATTATTGATGGTTTGAAGACTCTTATGTCATTTACTGGTTTATTATTCCAAATTCAAGGAGCAAAGCCTACTAAGAAATTATGGGAGGATACTAAGCAATCAACGATAACTTATATTGAAGAACACGGCGGATTCCCTGCTACTTTTGAAATGCCTTGTGATAACGAACTTCATTTTGAGTCATCTAAAGAAATAATGGATTTACCCATAAAGGATATACCTTGCCCTTGTGGTGTTAAAACACATTGGTTGATAAGATTTATTTCTTTTGATATTGATTAAAACCTCATCCTCTTATAACTTCTGATACTATCATCCAACATTGATTTAACCATACCCGTCTCAGACATTTCCCCGCCTCTGCCTGCTGCACCCCGTACCGTGTATGAGTAATCCCCTATCTTTTCACTTTGTAGTCCCTGCTTGTCTCTGTTCTGATATAACGCTACGCTTAAATCTATGCACGCTTGTCTTATGTCTGAAGGGTATTGATAGATGTAAATAGTCTTGGCTGTGTCATGTGTTGCCGCCGTTGTGCCGTTTACACCACGTTCTACTGTGAGTGTTGTAGAAGCTATAGAGTAAATATACATCTGTTCGGATTCTACCAGGATAAGTTGACCGGCTGATAGATTAGTAACTGCGGTTACATCTACCCCTGTTTCTGATATGTCTAGTGCCTCATTAGTTGTAGTGTCTGAGATATAAGGCGTAGCTGAGATACCATCTCCATATCCCCATAGTCCTGCTATCTCAACACCTTTCTTGCATCCATTAGCAAAGCCACCATAATCCCCATTTGGGTTAGTCTCTATTCTGATTTTGGGATAGGTATTTAGAGTATCTTCTAAGCCTACCCCATAGAGATAATAGTCAATCGGTTCAGTTGCTACCTGATAGGTGTTCTCATAAGTGCCGTCCCCATCCTCATCGGTCTTGAGAGTGGTAACAGACAAGAGGTCTGGAATCCATAATACATTAGCACCATTAAAATACTTAGTAGCTGATTGAGTCATAAAGTAACGATGCATCTCATTATCAATGTATCGGGATGCAGCTTCACACTTTTGGCGAATAACTACATCGTCTGTAGTAGCTGAGATTCCCAAGACACCCTTAACATCTGCTATGCTAGCGTAACTTCCAAACATTTATATTCTCCATATTCGCCCACATATCAGGCAACTCTTATAACCTTCCGAGTTTTCATTTAACGGCCAGTCATCATAAGGGCATAGATTATTTTCTAAATCTTCATCAATGGGGTGAAGTTCTGTTTGTTCTTTGTTGAAATCAATTATGTTCTTTAATGTCTCGAATCCCATATTATAAATTCCCCTATTGGTTTAAAGCATCCACAAATCGGACAAATCTCCCATTCTTTAGGTTCTAACAAAATCATCCAGTAATGATAACCGCATTGAGGGCATTTAAGTTCTAGTTTTATACTCCATTATGCCGCCGCTATGACCTTACTGTATTGAGATAACATCTTATAGACTATAAACCATCTAATAGCCCCTGTATTGGCTGCGCTGAAAGTTGCCTGAAGATTGCCAGGAGTCAGTAGCCAGGGAAGCATCAAGGCGGGGATAATAACCGAGCCAGCCGTAACCGGAGTGAATACCCCTAACGCTGTATTGTCAATATAATAAGTCGTGCCTACAGCATCAGTATCAACTCTAACCGCAGTAGACAAAGCTATGTCAGCAGCAGGGTCAGTACAAGCATGCTGGATGGTACAAGTCGAAGCATTATTACCGATAATGGTAGAGACAATTCCATAGAAATGAGTAACTAAAATAGGTGCGCCTGAAATGGTGAATAAATTATCATCTCCATTGGGGACTGTCCCATCTGTCTTTTCTAGTGTCTGTTCAAAACCATGTGAATACATTACAGTCATATTGAACCTCCATGACGTTTCGTGTATAGATAATCGCCTCGTAAGCGACATTTATCGCATGATTAGTAGAGTGGTGGCAGGTGTCTATTTCCACCCAGACCATTGAGCAAGAGATGTACTACCTACAATACTCAGTCTGTCTGTATTGCTAGGGGATTGAACGCCGAAGCGACTTAACATTACTGCTAAATTACCCTAGATTGACAGCTCGCCATTGGTTTATGCCCTTCTCCACTGGGCGTTTTCACCACCACTCCAGGAGAATGACCTGCCCTTGCTTAAGGGGCAGGCTCTACAATCTTTTCATAGAGCGTCATATGCTCCATGCCCAAGCGTTCCTCTTTGTCAAGTTGTCTCAGGAACTTACCTATCTTGGCTTTTAAACCATCCGAAACAGGTATGTCTCGTTCCTGTGGAATATCAGAGCCGTCCTCTTTCTTAATCTTCCACTTGACTTGAGTTCCCTCTTGCTCAAACTGAAGGTCGGTTTCCTCTTGTTCGGTAAACAAACCCTCCATGAGTTCCCTTGCCTCTTTCATGTGGGCATAGTTCCAGCCCTGGATTTGAGGCACAATGTTCCTTAGAAGTAAGCGTTCAAAGACATTTAGTAACATATCACTCTCCTATTTATTTCACTGGCTGATTAAGGCTCAACCAGCGAAGCCTACTTGTTAATCTGGTGAAGTGGCTAATGGAATCCATCTGATATTACCATTAACCATTACCCTGAGTGCCTCTGTAAAATTGGCACTCATTGTGCCAGCAGTTACGCTGGTTCTATACAATTTTGTTGTGCCAGATGAGGCAGTCCCTACCGTAGTCGCACCAGCATTAAAACCAACCTCCAAGAGGATATTAGTCTTGAGGGTGCTCGCATCAGCCAAGGTTAGGATTGGAGAATTAGTGATTGCACCATCAGCGTCACCCAACAATGTAGCCATAAGAACTGAACTAACACCAGTGGTAGCAATGTTACTACCAGCTTCAACATATAGACCAGCACTCAAGCCAAGTCCCGTAGGTGCACCACTAGAGAATAAGAGGTTGAACCACCCACCATAGCAGTTGCCACCAGCACCCGTAGCTGTAATAGTATTCCTTCCCCTAATTGCTGCTAAAGAACCAGTCCAAGCAGCACTAGAAGTCATTAGCGAGTATATACCATTATTAGCAGCAGTTGGGGCAGCCGATGTGATATTAAGTGTAGTCCCTGCCGTACTACCTGCGATACTGAGGGAGCCAGAGGCATGAGTTATGGTTACATTGCCAGAAGCGAAGTTGATAACACCGCCCGTAGCTATAAAAATGTCATCACCCACACTCAAGTCAGCAGCCGTAGCAATACCACCAGTTACGATTAATGCCCCTGTGGTAGTTGAAGATGTGGCTGTAGCATTAGTGATTGTTACCGCTCCGTCAGTGGAGGTTGCCATGCCAGTGAGTGCGAGCGTGTGCGCACCAGCGTCTAGTGTAAATGTCCCAGTAGTATCACCCTTCCAAACGAAGTTCACATCATTAGCGGTGTCTCCTACTTGAACGTAGTCAGCACCGAGAATGAAAACATTACCTGTGGTAGTATGTCCGTAAGCCTTCTCATAGAATATAAGCCTACCAGACTCCCAGAATGAATTGATTGCGAAAGTTCCTACACCTTGTGTACTCATTAAACACCTCCTAAAGGTTCTAGTTTATTCCAAGTTTATTTTGTTACGATTTTTATTCTAGTTAATCTCCCACATTTACAGATGGTTGAATATGAACCTTGCCCACAATAAGGGCATTGTCTCGGATAGTTTCTAATCATCCTATCAACTGGCGGCTCAACCATCTTATCAAGGGGAGGATTGGGGAAGGCTTTTGACGGCCTTCCCCTTTTCTTTTTGTCTCGTTTAGGAATTGTCAACCTACGCCTCCGCAGTATCCATTATAGCCTCAGCATATCTAGGCTCGCTAAGGATAGCGACTATATCGCAAGTCCCAGCTGTGCCCGCAGCACTCACAGTAACCGAAGCATAGCGGTATTGAGTATTGCTAACATTCAAATCAGCAGCCTCAAACTCAATAAGAGTGCATCTGCTATCCATTGAAGTAGCTGTGGTTGTTAAAGAAGCCGAAGTGGCTGCCGTTCCGAATACATCACTAGAAGATGAACCTACATCACCCGAAGCATAGCGGTAGGTAAAGGTCATTGCAGCAGCTTCCGAACCTGCGGTATTGCCAGCGTTTACAGTGATAACGGCATTACCCGCCACTGAAGAATCGCCTATGATTATGACACAGGCATGATTATACTTGGACATATCAATGGAATCTGAGGTGAAACCTGCGTTCCAGTCTCCATCTACAGTCAAGCCAAGTATGCCATGACTTTCTGAGAATCTATTTTTAGCCATTTAATTAACCTCCATATTTTAGTTAAAGTGGGGGGGTAAAATAACCCTCCCCTTATTTTACTTAAGTTCTGTCACTAGGAATTACGATGAATGGGCTGAGAGTAGATGAACTTCTAAGTGGGGTAAGTGCCGAAGTCCAAGTTGGCTGACCATCATACCTCAGAACAAATCTGAACGATTGCTGGTCATAGTCAAATTTGAAGTGGATAGAAGTAGCCACCTGAAGCCCGCCCTTCTCACCGATAACATACTGAGACAAATCAACCAGAGCTATATCCCCGATTGTGCCTAATGTCTGGCATTTCTCAGTAAAGATTAGTGGTTTGCCCATAAGAGTCTGGTAAGGAAGCCCTGTCAACCCACCAGCAGGCATCCACAGAGGGACACCACCAGTCCCCACCGCTAGAGCCATAGTAGCTAATTGAGGGAAGGTGTCATCATTGGCAATCCAGATTGCCTTTGATTTACCCTGTGAATACATCCTAGACCACATCGCTATGATGTTCTCGGCTACAATAGTTGAAGTCCCTTGCCCTGTTACTTTAGTTATCGAGATTAAACTAGGATTATTTGAGTTCAGGAATCCGAGAGGGGCATTGACACCATTGCCATTGATGAAGTCATCATCCTGAGTGAAAGCAATAGCTTGAGCGAATTTACGGGTAACATTAGCCTCAACTGCAACCGCCGAATCTTCCAAGAGTTCATCCGAGATATGGCAAAGACCAGTAACTTTGTGAAGTGTCAATGCTATCTGTGCAAAGGTTGGAGAACTAGCTGTCTTTGAGCCAGCTTCACCTGGTCGATAGATTGTGATACCGCCGAAGTAGTTTGTTGAGTGGTTGGCATCTACATCAGCAGCAAAGGTGATTCTATTGGATACCATAGGTTGGACATTGGCTCTCGGTCTAACAATAGATTCCTCTAAAGCCTTGTCAAGTATTGCAGCCCCAACTTGAGTAGGCACTAAATAGCCACCAGTGGATAAAGCACCTTCTGCCAGGTCTTTACGGGACACTGCATTATCCCAAGCCTTGAGCGTCTCAGGCGCAAACCCAGTTTTACCTTCCTCAATGAGTTCAGCAAAGAAGTGCGCCGAGTTCTTAAACCCACCAAGTTTATCAGCCATGATTTTATCTTCAGGGCTAGACGTGATTTCTACAGGCGAGAACCTTTTAACTATCTCCTTAGATAATCTTTCCTCTACCTGTTTCTGGACACGCTCATCTACAATAGCCTGTATATCGCCATCCAGTTCTAATTTTTGAGCATCTGTTAACATGTTATTTTACCTCCAATATTCGTTTTATTGATTCTTTGATTTCGTTAAAGGTGATTGTATCTTCAACAGGAATTGTCGCATCCTGGGTTGCGTCTAAATAAGATTCTGCGAGGGCCTGCAATATCTTTTTTACCCTATCACTTACCCCGTTTTCTTTGAGCATTGAACCAAGGTAATCTATTTCGTCTATGATTTGTTCTTGTGAGATTTCACGGGCGGTTTTACCTTCGTGTTCTTTCACCCACGCTTTAGCCTTAGCCATATCCCATCCTTTATCCTTGCGGAAAAGGTAAGTTCTAACCTGCTTCTCTTTACCACAATATAAAGCTGATATTCCTTCCTTCTTTGAAATATCTATTGTGGCAGTTACCTCACAAGTTCTAACAGGAATACGAATGAAGTCGTCTGTTTCTTCGGGCTTGGTTATCAATTCCTTAGTAATTTCTGGTTCACCTTCTGGTTCTAGCTCGCTTTCAACCTCATCGCATATTTCAGTTACAATAGGGTCAACCGATTTACTTCTGATAGATTGAATCGCCTCACGATTGGAAGGAACTATGACTTGACTTATCTCAAGTAATTCAACTTCCTTATAAGTCCGTCTCGGAGACTTTTCACCATCGCCATCTTCCCAAACTTTAGGAATAAACCCAATAGAGAAAGCTGCCATACCCTTTTTAGCTAGATTAAATCCCCAGTCGGCTTGTTCATTGCCCTCGTTTATGTAGTATTTGGGCTTACCATCCATACCCGAATCGCCTATTTTAAGTTTAGACCATTCACCTATCTGATTAGTTAGGTCTCGGTAATCATGGGAAGCCACCAAAACAGGGCGTTTCATAAACTTAGGCAAGGTCTTTTTGAAAGCTAGTGGCTCTACAATCTCGCCATCTCGGTCAACTGACCCGCTAGAGACAGGAATAAACATATCAACTTCGCCAGTATCTTCATTTACTCCCTTGACTTCAGCTTTGAAAAACTTATAAATCGTTTCCATTATTACCTCCAAGAGGGTTATTCTATTGAGACTCCCTTAGCCCCACTATTCTTTTAAGTACCTACTAATATATCAACATTACCTTCATATTCAATGCCTGTAAGTTTACCGCCACCTGATTTGATAGTGTCAATTATTTCAGATTTCTTCAATTCCACAGCGGGATAGAGCCAGGGATATGGAGGCATCTTTACAGTTCCTAGTTCAAGATAAAGTCCATGCCTAACATTTGTTCCTATAGTAGTAGTTATTTCATTGCCTGATTTTTCTACTGTGTGAGATATGGAACTATTTAATTCACCCATTTTAATCTGAGGGTGTTCATTACCCGTTCTATTGGTGTTTATTTTGGCTTGGTCTTGGACTATCTGCCCTACACGCTCCATAGCCTTTTCAAGATTGCCAATTATTTCAGCCTCACGTTCTTTCCGATAACTCTTTATTGTAACTGTCATACCGTCAACCAAGTACATCTACAATTATTATGGAGAGGAATCATCCCGTGCGAATCTTTAACATCAAATACCTGGGCATCAAACGCTGCACATTCGCTACAAGAATCGGGGGCAGCCATCCACTCAACCATCTTAACGCCTTCTAATTCAAAACGATGTAATGTGCCTTCATTGTAGGCCGCTATCGTTTCTGTTCGGGCTATCATTTGAGCCTTCCATTGTTCATTAGTATCAAACCAATGCTCAATGGCTTTAGCTGTTTTCGCCATATCCTCTCTAAACTCAAAACTAGCTATTAAACTACCCAACGCCTCTAGTGTAGTCTTGTTGATAGACTTGGCTAGAGTTAAAGAACGGAGCTTAATCCATTCAAGGGCGTATGAGTCCAATTGTTTTTCTGTCATACAGCACTCTCAAAAGCGTCATGGTATACAAGCTCAATAGCCGCCTCAAATCTTTTAGCTGTTTCCTCATCATTCAAAACAGGTAGCTCACCATGCTTGCTATAGTAGTCGCTCATATACTCACTTTGATTCTTAAAAACGTCATTAAATACTCTTTTAAATACTTCCTCTTGACGTTCTGTTTTCTTGGCATAGGCTTCCCAGTGGAGGCGTTTCTGGTCAGGAGTTAAACCCTTAAAAGCTAAGGGGTTTTCTTCTTCGGGTGTTTCTTCAGGGGTTTCAGGTTTGCCGTTTATCGGTGTAGGTATAAGATTAAGAGGTACTAATAAAACATCTCCGTTAGGAATAGGGTCTTTACCAGTAGCTATACGAGCTTCATTGATTGTCCAGTATCCGCCTCTAGTACCAACTTCAGCATCCATTCTTTTCTGGTCTGCTGTTTGAGGCACAACTTCAGCAAAGCCTAATTTAAGATTTTCAGTTCGTCTAAACTTAGGTAAAAGTTGCTCTTGCAGTTTAGCTTTTTTCCAATCTAATCTAGGTTTGACTATCCAACGAGCAAAGGTGTAATCCCCGGCCTCAGCGTTGGCTTTGTTGACGTTCTCTGATATGCCCATTACAGATTGAGGCATACCAAATACGCCGAGAATAACATCTCTATTCTTTTGTTTGAGGTTGGCAAAGTCCATATCCTTAATGGTGTTGGCAATCTGGATATACTTGCCGCCGCCTTCTAATAGAGCTACCTGGTGAGCTTTAGAAACACCTTTGTATTTCTCTGACCATTGCTTCTTTAGCTTGTCAAACTGCTCATCACTTAAATTATAGTCAAAACTAATAACACCGTCAGGGCGGGCTGAATTGTAGAAGAATTGATTAACCCACTTATCAGCGTTTTGTTCAGCATCTAGGTTAATTCCTATCGCACGTGCAGGAGCAAGCCCTCTATATTGGTTTAAAGGATTGGGATACTTGAAATGTATAATCTCATTTACATCAAAAGGGATAGCGTCTGCACCAGTGCCATAAACATAACCCTTCACAAAGGGGAAGTTCTGAGCAAGTACTACGGACATTTTATTGGGATAAGGGAGGATAATTTCCGCCGGTTCACCCAGAGCGTTAAAGTTTAAAGCCCAAAAGGATTCACCGAGTAATTCATTGTAAATCGTATCTAGTGCTATAAATTCATTGGAAGTCTGGAAGGGATTGACTAACTTTAAGAGTGAAAGAATAGGGTGTTTGTATATCTGCTTTGGTTTATCCTGGTTAGTTGTATCAAATAGTGTCCACTCAACCTCACTACAGCCTAGAGCTATCCGAAACACGACTGCGTGCAACCAACCCACGTTTTGGTATAATCCAAGCATCCCCTCAGAACTAAAATTAGCTGATGGCATTAGTCCACCAGCATTAAAATAATTCCTATTAGGTATAGGGGCTTTACTACGATTAAATAATTTTTCTATAAAATTCATTCAAACCCCTTGACATTTTATGATTTATACTCTATAATTAAAGTATGAAATTAGTTTATGGAATATCACGCTGGACTAATGCTTCAAGGGCAAGTGCCCGCCATATTGATAATGGTTATGGACAACCACTTTGTGGCGGGAATTTACGCAAGGCATTTACTTGGGAACGAGAATATGGCGAACCTACCTGTAAGAAATGTATTAGTATTTATAAGAAATAGATTCTGCAACGCATTGCAAAATGTGGAGGGTGAAATGAAAAGGGAAGAATTAGAAACCTGGCTAATCAGTAAAGGATATTCAAAAGATAAGTTTGGACATTACCAAAAGACTTCCGATAAAGGAACTGTTACACGCTTTAAGATGCAAAGTAATTCAGCCCGCTATGAGAAACAGGCTATGATATTCGGCAAAAACGAATGGATACGACAATACTCCGGTTATTATAAATCTTTATCAATTACTCCTGAAGGCAAACTGGCAGGCATGAAAAGGTAGGAGAAGCGGCCGCTATATATACTCTCCTATTCTTATTATACAACTAAGGTCTTATTTTCGCACAAAAGTCAAGTAGGGAGAACACTTCTTGCAGAGTTCTCCCTTTTTTCTTTTCTTGTAATCTAAATCTAGCACTCTACCGCACTTACGGCAGATTTTAATAT